GACCAAATGCTACTCGCGTTGGTGCACTCGGTGTAACCCAAGCCTAATAGGAGAGCAAAATGGGACAATACAAACCAATGCCAAAAATGAAAACAACCGAGCCATCTGTTGAGCTAAAACTCAGAAAAGGTGGTATGGCTTGTAAGTCTGAAGGTGGCAAGATGGACAAAGCTCAAGACAAAGCTATGATTAAAAAAGCTTTTAAGCAGCATGATAGTCAAGAGCACAAAGGCGGTAAAGGCACTACATTAAAGCTTCGTATGGGGGGCGGTATGGCACCTAAAGCAGGCCCTAATGTTATGGGTGGATTAGCTGGTGGTATATCAGCTACTCGTCCTGATAGAAAAGGTATGACTGGCAACATTGAACTGTCTAAATACAAGAAGGGCGGTATTGCTGCACAAGGCATGGCTACTGCCAATAAGTACCAAACTAAGATTAACGATGCATCAAAAGTAAAGTCTGTTAAAGGTGGAACCGGCGGCATTGAAATGTCTAAGTTTAAAAGAGGCGGCACTGTTGAAGCCAAAGGAATGGCCTCAGCTCTCAAGTATCAAAACAAAATCAATGATGCATCATCGCCTAAGAAAGTTAAGGGCGGTACTGGCGGAATTGAAGGGTCAAAGTACAAAGACGGTGGACACGCAGCCATGACTTGTAAAGCTGAAGGTGGCTTTGCCATGATGAAGAAAATGCAGAAGTGCTAATTAATTGGATGGGTAGGGAAACCTACCCTCCTTTTTAACTTGGAGAAATACAATGGCTGATGCAGTCGGAAGTCAAACAATTTTTGATGGTGAGCGTACTGCCATCATGAAATTTACCAACACCAGCGATGGTACTGGTGAAACCAATGTCGTTAAAGTAAACCCTGCTTTGCTTACTCCATCAGCATCTGGTTGTGCATGTACTCGTGTGTCTATTACTAAAATTACAGCATTAACTCATGGCATGGAAGTGCAATTAAAGTGGAAAGCATCTACTCCTGTAGTTATTGAAACTGTTCCACAAAACAATGTCTATACTCAAGATTTCACTAACTTTGGTGGGTTAATAAATAATGCAGGTACTGGTGTGGACGGTGCAATTACTTTCACCACTCTAGATGCTTCAACAGGCGACACTTATTCTGTTGTTTTAGAAATGATTAAGTACTATGCAAACCCTTATCAGACTCAAGCTAATCCATAATCATGCCATTGATCAAAAGCAAATCCGACAAAGCATTTAAACAGAATATTGCAACTGAAATAAAAGCTGGGAAGCCTCAGAAGCAAGCTGTTGCCATTGCATATGCAGAGAAAAATGCTGCATCTAAGAAGTCAGGTGGCAGAGTAGGCTTATGGGCCAATATACATGCTAAGCAAGAGCGAATTAAGCATGGCTCAGGTGAGCATATGCGTAAACCAGGTAGCAAAGGCGCGCCTACAAACTATGATCTAAAGCATTCACAGTCTAAAAAAGACGGCGGTGATGTTCGTCTTTCTGTAAAAAGAGGTGAAAAACTGCCTACAAGTCAAGGTGCAGGACTAACTGCTAAAGGTCGTGAAAAAGTGAACAATGCAACTGGTTCTCACTTAAAAGCACCTGCGCCACACCCAAAGACAGAAGCTGACAAAGGTAGAAAAGCTTCATTTTGTGCTCGTATGTCAGGCGTTGTAAAGAATGCAAAAGGTGATGCACCAAGAGCAAAAGCATCATTAGAGCGTTGGAATTGCAAAGACGGTGGTACAGTTAAGAAAAAGTCAAAGTCTAGTTATGGCGGAGTAATTAAAAAAATAAGCGGCTGGTAAACAATGTCAACTTCAGGTACTGTTAGCCAAACTGTAGTTACTGTTCAAAATCTAATTGATTCTGGTGCAAGGCGCGCCGGAAAATTAGCGGAGGAGTTAACAGATGAACAAGTTGCGGCTGCTAAGCAATCACTGTATTATTTGCTATCTAGTCTTGCTAACTGGGGTGTTAACTATTGGTGTATTAATAAAGTTATTGTTGGGTTAAAACCTGATCAAAACTTTTATTATCTGCCTGAAGGCACAGTTGATGTTCTTAATGCCAATTACCGTACATTAACCAACGTTACTTCAGGTCAATACAGTTCATCTGGTAATACGGCAGCGGCATTTAATGGTGTTGGCAATCAAATTTGCCAACTAACCACAAATACCGGCTATATAGGCATTAATAATGGGTCTGGAAACCCAGTAATGATCACAACAATAGGTATTTTACCTGCTGTAACCGGTTCAGTGACTATAACTTTACAATATTCAACAGACAATTCAACTTGGGTAACATTGCAAAGCCCAGGTGCAACAAATTGGGTAGCAGGGACATGGATTTACTATGATTTGCCTACTACAGTAACTCAGCCTTATTGGAGAATTAAACAGAGTGCTGGCGTTAACATGGGAATGTACCAAGTTGTATTCGGAACCAATCCGATGTCAATTAATATGGCCAGAATGAATAGAGATGACTATTCTAGCTTGCCAAACAGGAGTTTTGAAGCTTTACGACCATTGCAGTACTGGTTTAACCGTACCATTCCACAACCAAACATGGAATTATGGCCAGTACCTAATTCGATTGGTCCTCAGCTTGAACTCTGGTTAAATCGATACATACAAGATGTAGGAGACTTAAGCGGAGAGATAGAAATACCTCAGTATATGTATTTAGCCATTCAGTGGGGTCTATCTCACCAAATGGCATCAGAACTACCTCAAGTCGACCCAGCTAGAATTGCTTATTGTGAGCAGCAGTATGAGAAGCACTTACTTATGGCTCAGAATGAGAATAGAGACAAGTCTCCAGTATACTATGCACCAAATATTAGCTATTACACAAAATAATCATGCCAGTTTGGTTAGATACTTCCGGAAACACTGTTTTATCTATCGCCATATGCGACAGATGCAAAATGAAGCGTGCTTATTCGGATATTAGACCAGATGGCAATATTCCAGGTATTCGAGTATGCGGTGAAGGTTGTTCAGACCAATTTGACCCATATAGACTACCTGCAAGACAATCTGAAAAAGTTTCAATTAGATTTCCTCGACCTGATGCTAACGTAGATCAGTATAATGATGCTATAACCACAGACCCTAATGTTGCGAATGAGCCTACACCTTTCGACCTTACAGGAACACCTGGCGAATTCGGGATTGCTCCTGAGACGGCAGAAGATGATATCGATGGCAACTTGGATAACTTGAGTCCCTAATATGGCAAATATAAGAATATCGCAACTACCTGCTGCCCCAAGTGCTATTACTGGTGCAGAGCTAATTCCAGTTGTTCAAAATGGTCAAACTGTACAGACTACTGTACAAGCGATCACTCAAAGCCCAACACAGACACAAACATTTTTAACTGTTGGTGCTCAAGCATCACTGCCAAATTCTCGTTACATTGGTGGTGGATTAGGCATTGGTTCATCAGACGGTGGTGCACAAGGCCTATACAGTTTATACTTAAATGGTACATCTGGTAGTTTAGAGAATGCATCTAATGGAATTATTGTTAAGACAGGCACAAGTACAGTTGCATCTAGACTAATTGCAGCAGGTACTTCTGGGTTAAGCATTTCTAATGGTAATGGAATTAGTGGCAACCCTACAATTTCTTTAACAGGCTTAGCTTTATCTGCTGCTACATTATCAGGCAGTGGCATGGTAAGCATTGTTGGTGGTTCATACTATCAACAAGTTCAGTTGACAGGAACTACAAATCAAATCAATATTGCCAACCCTAATGGCGGCAGCAATCCTACATTTAGTATTGCAAATAACCCTATACTTCCTGGTTCTTCAGGCACTCTTCTTCCTTACGGCACTACTGGTGATCGACCAGCAGCACCAACAAACGGAACACTAAGATATAACACTACAACAGCAACATTTGAAGGTTATGCAAATAGTGTATGGGGTGCAATTACAACTGGAACAGGTGTTACTTCAATACTAACTGGCACAGGCTTAACAGGCGGCCCAATTACATCTATAGGCACTATCAGTATTGCTAACACAGGCGTAACAGCAGGTAGTTATACAAATGCTAACATTACAGTTAATGCGCAAGGCCAAATTACTGTTGCATCAAGTGGTTCAGCTGGGGGTGTTACAACATTTAGTGCTGGAACAACAGGGTTTACGCCTAGTTCAGCATCAACAGGCGCGATTACTCTAGCTGGCACATTGAATGCTGTAAATGGTGGAACTGGCATAAACAGTTATGCCGTTGGTGATTTGCTTTATGCGTCTACAACCACAGCTTTATCTAATCTTGCTGACATAGCTACTGGAAATGCTCTTATTTCTGGCGGTGTTGGGGTTGCCCCAAGCTATGGAAAGATTGGGTTAACTACACATGTAAGCGGCACTTTACCTATAGCTAATGGTGGTACAGGACAAACAACAACGTCAGCAGCATTTAATGCTTTGTCACCAATCACCTCAACCGGTGATTTAATTGTTGGTAACGGAACTAACAGCGCAACCCGTTTAGCTATTGGTACAAATGGTTACGTGCTTACCTCTAACGGCACAACAGCAACTTGGCAGGCATCAACCGATGGTGTAACATCATTTAGTGCTGGCACAACAGGATTAACACCAAACACTGCGACAACAGGCGCTGTGGTATTAGCAGGCACATTGAACGTTGCTAACGGCGGTACTGGTGTTACAACAAGCACAGGTTCTGGTAGTAACGTACTAAGTACTAGCCCAACATTGGTAACGCCAATACTGGGAACACCAACATCGGTTACGTTAACAAACGCAACTGGCTTGCCTTTGTCAACCGGCGTAACTGGCACTTTACCTATTGCTAATGGTGGTACAGGTCAGACTACCGCATCAGCAGCCTTTAATGCTTTATCACCCATTACTACGACAGGTGATGTAATTATTGGCAATGGAACAAATAGTGCTACTAGACTAGGAATCGGTTCAAACGGTCAAGTTTTAACCAGTAACGGAACTACTGCTACTTGGACAACCCCAGCTTCAGGTGGCGTAACTACAATTTCTTTTGGTTCTACAGGGTTAACACCTGCAACAGCCACATCAGGAGCAGTAGCTGTTGCTGGTACATTAGCCGTAGCCAATGGCGGTACGGGTGTAACGGCTTCAACTGGTGCAAGTAGCGTTATGTTGCGTGATGCCAACCAAAACACCACAATTAATAATATCGCATTTGGTACGGCAACCACCGCTACTGCTGGCGGTACAACTGTTTTAACTGTTGCTTCACCAGCCGTACAAAATTTTACTGGTACAAGTGCACAAAATGTTCAATTACCTGATGCTACAACATTAGTGCTTGGTCATCTTTATTACATTAACAATCAAGCTAATAATAATGTAAGTATTAAAAATAATGCTGGCACTACTTTATATACTGTATCTGGTGGTGGTGCAACTCAACTTACTTTAATTACCAATAATACGGCAAACGGAACATGGCAACAAAGTGCTTTTATTCCTAATAATGTAAATTGGGGAACAACAGGATTATTTGCAACATCTACTACTGCATCATTTTCTAGTTTAACTTTAGGTACTGCTTTATCTGTTGCTAATGGTGGAACTGGTCAAAATTCAGCATTTGTTGCTGGCGGTGCAGTTTATGGCGCTTCTACAACAGCACTAGGCGTAACCGCTGCAGGTACAGCAGGGCAAGTTCTTTTAAGTAACGGCGCATCTGCGCCTACTTGGGGTAGCGTAAACGGAGGCACTTTTTAATGTCTAAATATATAATGGCACAAAGGATTTAATATGGCAGCTACTGGATACACACCGATAATTCTGTTTAATAGCACGACTGCTGCGGCTGTGCCGACTACCAGCAATCTTGCTGTTGGCGAGCTTGCTCTTAATATCCCTGACGGAAAGCTTTATTACAATAAGTCAGGCACTATTACACTTCTTGCGAATGCAAATACTGCAGCGCCAGTAACTACGTTCTCAGCAGGTACAACAGGGCTTACGCCTAATACAGCTACTAGCGGTGCTATTACTCTTGCAGGTACATTAGCAATTGCTAATGGCGGTACAGGGCAAACAACTGCAAGTGCTGCGTTTAATGCTTTATCACCGATTACAACTACAGGTGATTTAATTCTAGGCAATGGGACAAACAGTGCTACTAGACTAGCAATTGGTGCAAGTACGTACATATTAACTTCTAATGGTACAACGGCAACATGGGCTGCTCCAGCAGCATCAGGTGTTTCAACAGGTAAGGCAATTGCCTTGTCAATGATCTTCGGTTTTTAAGGAACAATAAAATGGCAAATCCAAACATAGTAAACGTAACGTCTATCTACGGTAACGTAGCGTACGTTACCCCTTCCACAACAAGTGTAACAACTAGTTGGACATACAACGGGACAACATCATTGACGGGTTTAACACCCGCCGCTGGTACTGTTAACCGTGTAACCGGTATTGTTGTCTCAAATACTACAGGCTCTGCAGTTAACGCAACAGTATCAATTGCAAACAATGCTACCTTTGGTAGTGGTACAGCATACCCAATTGCTAGTGCAATCTCTGTGCCAGCAAACGCTTCATTAATTGTAACTGACAAAACAACTGATTTTTATGTAACAGAAAACCAATCTGTTGGCGTAATATCATCAACAGGCAGTGCGCTGACATTTACAGCAACATTTGAAGCTATAACTTAAAGGTAGCACCATGAGTATGCGCTACAAAGGCAGTGTCTTATCGGCAACTGCCCCCGCAACAACTACATCTTATGGCGTCTGGACGCTTCAGCAACAGATGCAAGCAACTGGAAACGGTGTCTGGCCCACAACTCCTGGCGCACCTACAAGCGTCAGTGCCACCGCTGGCAGTTCATCCGCTATCGTAACTTTTGTAGCACCATCTAGTGCTGGGTATCCAGCACCAATTACTGGATATCAGGCAACTTCAACTCCTGGCAGTTTTGTTGCCACCGGATCAGCATCGCCTTTGACTGTAACAGGATTAACCAACGGCACAAGCTACACCATTGCCGTACAAGCCCTTAATGCCTCTGGGTACGGTGCCGCTGGCACAAGTAACAGTGTCACACCAATTAACCCATACTTTTTAGGTATTTTGCTGCCCGCATCTGGGGATTACTACTTACAATCAAACGCAGCCGTTGCGGCAACATCCACTGGATTTTTTGTTAGTGGCGGTGATACAAGTGGTGGGCGTATTCAAAAAATAAATAATAGTAAAACAATTGCATTTCAAAATTTTGTAACAGTTTCTGGTTCTTCAACATATTTTGTAACGGTAACTGTTCCTTCCTCTGGGAATATTTACGTTGGCGGGTATAACGACGGAAGTTCTGGCGGTCCTTGGATTACAAAAATGGACAGCGGGGGGTCAGTAACATGGTCAACAGGAACTCCATATTTAGCATACATTTCGGTCGCCATAACAACAGACACATCTGAAAATGTTTATTATGTAGGTAATAAAAACACGGGTGATTATGACAGCGCAAATAGAATTGCAATTGCCAGCTTAACTTCTTCGGGATCAAATAGATGGAACACTCATTTTGGTTCTGGGCAATCATTCCAAGCTGCTGGTGTTAGTACTTACAGCACGTCAGTTTATGTCACTGGAACCGTGTATCAAACAGGAATTTACCAGTCTGCTGGTGTTTTAATAAAAGTGGCACAAAGCAATGGTGCGCTTGAGTTTGAAAAGAAATACTCCGATGATACTAATTTCTGGAGCTTGGCTCAAAGTGCGTCCACTGGTAATTGTTATATTGGAGCAACAAGCAACACTGGCAGAAGTTCAGTAATAAAAACTGATTCTAGTGGAACTAAGCAATGGAGTGACAATATAAACGTAGGCTATACCAATACTAAAGTGGCTATTGATAGCAGTGAGAATTTATATTCACTTAGACGGGGAAATATTAATAGCAAAACGCTAGTTATATGCAAACACAATTCATCTGGCACTATTCAATGGCAACGTAATTTAACATTGGCTTATGACATCACTGGAGGTCAAAGTATAGCCGTAACAGCGGACGGGAAAATTTTTGTTGCAACACAGATGCAACAAACTGGTCCAACTCAATATTATCCGTTTATTGCGTTACTTAACTCAGATGGTTCAGGCACTGGCACGTATACACTCAATGGTCAGACTTACACTTACACCGCCTCCTCTTACACCACAAGTTCAGATAGCGGCTCATTTGCTGCCAGCACTTATGGCATAACAAGTCAAGGTAGAAGCGTAAATTCTTTAACAACCTCATCAGCAACAGATAATCTTTCACTGATCACAACATGACCATATATATTAAATTATCCACGGGCGAGTACCCCCGCCATCAAGGCGATGTGCGACTAGAGTACCCAGACATGGGCGATGTATTTGTGTTGCCAGAAACTTATGCCCACGTACAAAGAACACCAGAACCCGAGGTTACGGATACGCAAAGAGCCGTAGAAACCCCGCCTATTGAAATTGACGGGCAGTGGGTTATGCAGTGGCTAGTACGTGACGCAACGCAAGAAGAGTTAAATTTTGCCACCGAACAAAACGAGAATAGACAATGAGTGAACGTTACCCTGGCGGAATAATTTCTAAAAACCCTGTTGTACCAAGTGGTCCATACCAAACAAGCACAGCATCTGGCACTTGGACACTAGATCAGCAAGCCTATTGGAAAGCACAAAACAACTGGCCCACTACTGGCAATGAACAGCTATATGTAGAAGATGTATTTTCTACTTGGTTATATACAGGTAACGGCACTACACAAACTATTACCAATAGCATTGACTTGGCTACTTATGGTGGGTTGGTTTGGCAAAAAGATAGAGTATCTGCGGGTCAGAGCCATATTTTATGCGACACAGCAAGGGGAGTAAATTCCTTTTTAAGGTCAGATCTTACTTCTGCCGCCGGAAATAATGGTGGTACAGATGCGGTTTATGCCTTTAACAGCAATGGCTTTTCTACTGGCACAGTAAATGGTACGAGCATAAATTTATCTGGTGATGCTACTGTTGCTTGGACATTCCGTAAACAACCTAAGTTTTTTGATATAGTTACTTGGTCTGGAAATGACACGGCAGGAAGAACAATTAGCCATTCATTAGGCTCTGTACCTGGAATGATTATTGTTAAAGCAACTTCAAGAACATCTGGTTGGACTGTATATCATCGCTCTACTGGTGCTACACAATATTTAAATTTAAATACTACGGCAGCGGCAGGAACAACTAATATTTATTGGAACGATACAGCGCCAACAAGTACAGTATTTACTGTAGGAAATTCGGCAGCGGTAAATGGTTCAGGTGAAACCTATGTAGCCTACCTATTTGCCCATGATGCTGGTGGCTTTGGCACAACAGGAACAGATAATGTAATTAGTTGTAGTGGGTTTACTTCTGATGGTAGTGGTAATGCTACAGTAAATCTTGGTTATGAACCACAATATGTAATGTATAAAAGGTCAAGTGGAACTTCTGATTGGCTTGTATTCGATGTAATGCGTGGTATGAGTTTAACAAGCGGAGCAAAATTAAATCCAAATACTGCAACAGCAGAAGCATCAAATTTATCAATCATTCCAACAGCAACAGGATTTAATCTTGTTAACTATTTTGCTAGTTCAGATTACATTTATATGGCAATCCGTAGACCAATGAAAGTGCCTACAGATGCTACTACTGTGTTTAAGCCTGTTGTACAAGGATTTGATGGTTTTGTAAATACTGGATTTGTTACGGATTTAATATTTGGAAATCAATATATAGGCAGCAACAATTGGAGATGGGTAGACCGCTTACGTGGTCAAGATAGAACATTATTTTCTAATCTTACTAGCTCTGAAGGTATAGAACCTTATTGGAAATTAGATTACAACACAGGTGTTAATTTAACCTATGGTGGAACAATACCAAATTGGGTTTGGAGTAATTTCCGCAGAGCACCAGGATTCTTTGATACTGTTTGTTACACAGGAACAGGAAGTGCAACAACACAAGCACATAACCTCGGAGTAGTTCCTGAGTTAATGATTTTTAAAAAACGAAGTGGCGCTTCAAATTGGTCGGTTTATTCAAAATCATTAAGTGCTACTGACCTTTTATATTTAAGTTACACAAACGGCGCGAGTACAGACACAAGTGTTTGGAATAGTACAGCACCAACATCTTCTGTTTTTTCTGTTGGAACTAGTGGCGGTGTAAATACTTCTGGAGGTACTTATGTAGCTTACCTATTTGCCACTTGTGCTGGAGTATCTAAAGTTGGCACTTATACAGGCAACGGAACTACACAAGCTATTTCATGTGGATTTACTGGTGGAGCTAGATTTGTATTAATTAAGCGTACTGATGCTGCTGGTGATTGGTATGTTTACAATACCGCTAGAGGAATGACTACACTTACAGACCCATATTTATTGTTAAATACTGGAGATGCAGAAGTCGCTACTTTAGGCTCTGTAACAACAACCGCTGGTGGCTTTACTCTTAACGCCGCAATACTTGCCGCAATTAATACAAACGGCGCTTCTTACATATTTTTAGCAATAGCTTAAAGGAAAAATCATGGGATACAGAATTAAATCAACAGGCGAGTATGCGGCAACAGACTTTGCGCTTTACTCACTTTTTAAAAACGAGCTGGCAAATAACACGCCTATCACGCCAGACGCTTTGCAAACCCTAGGTATTGACGTTGTCCTCGAGGGACCACAAGCCACAGGCGGCACAGTCTACCAGTACAGTATGTTTAACGGTTTAGAGCAAATTGATGGCACTTGGTACACTAAGTACACACTGGGTCCTGTCTTTACCGACACACCTGCTACAGATGATAGCCCAGCTAAGACAGCAGCCGAAAACGAAGCAGCTTACAAAGCAATCAAAGATGCTGAACGGGCTCAAAACGTGCGTAACCAACGCAATGAACTGCTTAAAGATTCTGACTGGACACAGATAGCTGATTCCCCTGTTAATAAAGAAGATTGGGCGGCTTATCGTCAATCCTTACGCAATTTGCCTAGCGCAGAAGGTTTTCCTTGGACAGTTACTTTTCCTAGCAAACCAGCATGAAAAATATTCCACTATCAATAGCACTTATCAACAGCATTCTTGGTTATTTAGGTAAGCAACCATATGAAGAAACATTTCAGTTGATTGCTGCAATTCAAGAAGAAGCTAAGAACCAGACTAAAGATCAACCAATTGACTTAGCAAGCGAATGAATATGTCTTTTGAAATTGACCCAGTTAAATACGGACAGCTTTGGGAAAAAGTTGATCAGTTAACCGCCAAAGTAGACAAGCTAGAAGAAGGCATGGAAGAGCTTTTAGCTTTAGCCAATAAAGGCAGAGGCGGTTTCTGGGCTGGCATGGTTATTGTGTCTGCTTTATCCACAATAGTCGGTTATATAAGTCACTACTTTTCATCAAAATGATCTTAGAAACTATTATCGGTGCTTTAGTACCTGTTGGCATAGACGGAATTAAAAGTCTTATTGGCATGGTGACAGGCGGCGTTAAGCCTATTTCTGTTGATGAACAAATTAAACTAGACCAAAATGAAGTAAATAAGCTACAAGCTATCGCAGCATTAGACAATCCTTATGGCACACCTAGTCAATGGGTTATTGATTTAAGAGCTTCTAGCCGCTACTTAGGCGCTTTATTTGTGATTGTTGTAGGTATTGGTACATTGTTCTTGTCTGTCACTCCTGAAATACAAAGAATCGGTGTTGAAGCAGCAAACATTGCTTTTGGGTTTTTATTTGGCACTCGGATTATGGCTAATCTTAAAAAATGAAACTGACTGATCACTTTACTCTTGAAGAACTAACTTATACTGACCATCGAGAGTTAAGTAATGAGCCTAATGAATCTGAAACAGCCAATTTAGAAAGACTAGCTCTGTTTCTCGAGTTAGTAAAAGAGACTCTTGGTGGCAAACCGATCATGGTTAATAGCGCATTTCGGTCCAAAGCAGTAAATGATGCGGTAGGTTCAAAAGATAGTAGTCAGCATCGCATTGGATGTGCAGCGGATATTCGTGTTCCAGGTGTAACACCAGATGAAGTGGTTAAAACCATCATTGCTAGTAAGATCGGATATGATCAGATTATTCGTGAGTTTGACCGATGGACACATATCAGTATTCCAAACAAATTAACTGACAACCCACGTCGTCAAGCTCTGATTATTGATAAAGCCGGTACACGGCCCTACGTATAATATAAAATGGCAAATAAAAGGGTTACCAAATGACCGTTTCTTTCGTACTTACGTATGACTCGCTGACAACGACTGTGTTGCAGTATTTAGAGCGCAACGATCCAGCAACTGTTAATCAGATACCTACTTTCATTACTATGTGCGAGTTTGAAATTGCACAGCAGATCAAGACTTTAGGTCAAATGCAAGTTGTTGAAAGTACTATGCTAGCAGGCAATCCGGTTATACAGAAACCTGCTAGATGGCGTAAGACGGTATCATTTAATGTGGTTGTAGATGGGTCACGAGAGCCGGTCTATTTACGGAAATATGAATACATTAAAGCCTATGCTCCGAATGCTTCAGTGACCGGGCAGCCCCTTTACTACGGGGATTATGACTATGAGCATTGGTTAGTTGGGCCAACGCCTGATAAAAATTACAATTTTGAAGTTTTATTTTATGAGCGTATTGCTCCTTTGTCTTCTGAAAACCAAACAAATTGGCTGACTCAGTATGCTCCAAATGCAATGCTATTTGGTACACTGTTACAAGCTATGCCATTCTTAAAGAATGATCAACGAGTTATATTCCAACAAAAATATGATCAAGCTATGGCAATGCTGAAGACAGAAGACGTTACTCGCATTGGCGATCGCCAAGCAATTGCTATTGAAAGCTAATTATGACATCTTATGTAAACCCATTCACAGGTCAAACAATTCAACCAAGTCAAGTTGGCTATGAAAAGCTAACAATTAGTACAGACACCATTCTTCAATGGCCTGTTAACGGTAACACAAATGATGTAGTTGCTAACATTATTGAAGTTACTGCAACAGTTAATACAAATCTTAAACTAATTATGCCTGCTGCTACTCAAGTATCAGTAGGCCAAAGTGTTTTAGTTAAGAACATTGGTTCATACTCATTTACAGTCACAAAAAGTGACGGTACTACAATTATTTCAGTGGCTTCAGGTATTGCGCAATACATTTATCTTACTGACAATACAACCATACCTGGAACTTGGTCAGTAGTTCAATTTGGTGCTGGAACAAGTTCTGCCAATGCTTCAGCTTTAGCAGGCTACGGATTAAAAGCAATTGACACTACTTTAAATCAGTCATATAATCTTGTTGCTTACTATTCCAATACTGCTTTTACTGCCGCAAATAGAGCAGAATTTGCTGTTTGGCAAAGTGGTGTAGGTACATTTACTCTTCCGTCAGCTACAAGTGTAAGCAATAACTGGTTTATTAATATTCGTAATAATGGAACAGGCATTCTTACTATTGCTCCGGTAGGTTCTGACACTATTGACGGTGCTAGTAATAAACAGTTACAACTTACAGAGTCTTTAGTTCTTGTATCTGACGGTGCTGGAAAATTTAATTCGTTTGGTTATGGGCAATCTGCCACATTCTTTTTTACGCAATTAGCATTAGATCTTACAGGTCTTGGCCCTACTGTTACTCTTTCTTCAGCACAATCTGCCAATTTAATTCAAGAATACTTTGGAACATTAGTAGCCAATACAACTATTATATTGCCACCTACAGTTCAGTTGTATACTGTTACAAACAATACTACAGGCGCATATACTCTAAAGTTTTCAACAGGCACACTTGGCGCATCAACAGTACTTGTTGGACAAAACCAAACTTTAATTATTGTCTGTGATGGTACAAACGTCTATAATGCAAATAGTTCTGCAATTTCATCATTGCCTAGTTTAACTTTAAATCCAGGTTCTGCAGCTTCACCTTCATTAAATTTTTCAGGCAATACAACTACTGGCATATATCAACCGTCTAGTGGACAAATAGGCTTTTCATTAAACGGCACTAATAAAATGACATTAAGCTCAACCGGATTAGCTGTTATTAACGGCATTTCTGGAGGATCATTTTGACAGCTAAGGTTATATCTCTTCAGATTAAGCCAGGCATTCAGCGCGACGGTACATTATTTGATGCGCCAACATATGTTGATGGGCGCTGGGTAAGATTTCAGCGCGGTCGACCAAGGAAAATGAAAGGATATAGAGGCATTTTTATAAATGCTGCAGGCATTAGCCGTGGCATGTATATGAATTCTCAAAATGGTCTAAACTATATCTATTCTGGAACAAATAACAAGTTACAGATGTGGACAACAGACAATAATAATGGTGTTGGTTCTGGGCCTTATGATATTGCTTTTGGCGGCGGTATACTAACACTAACTGGTAGAGTAGCTGGAACTTCATACACTACAGGAACATACACAGGAGTTAGTCTTACAGGTGGTACAGGCGCTGGTGCAAAAGCAACGATTGTTGTTTCTTCAGGCGGTGTTTCATCAGTAACACTAACTACAGCCGGCACAGGCTATACAGTAGGCGATGTTTTAAGCGCTACTTCAGCAACTATTGGTGGAACAGGTTCTGGGTTTAAAATCAATGTTGCAACTGTTATCACTTCTTATACTGCTAATGCTAATAATCTTTGGCAGTTTGACAATGGTTTTGATGTGGCAGGCGGTGTGTCATACTTACTTGCACATCCTGGTCAAAATTTAACAGACATTGACAGTACTGTTAATGTTCCTGTACTATATGGTGACTTTCCAGGCGGCACAATGGCTGAGTTAACTGATAGTCAAGGTTCAACTCCTTCAGGTGATGTCATTAGCGTGTCAGGTGGTTGTGTTATGCTTCACCCATACTTATTTGTCTATGGCAATAATGGGTTTATTAAAAATAGCTCTGCAGGTAACTTCTTTGATTGGAACTCTGCAGATGCTAACGAAACAAACGTAGCCACAGGTAAAATTGTTAAAGGGCTACCAGTTCGTGGCGGTACAACAGCACCTTCAGGTTTATTTTGGTCAACAGACTCTTTAGTTCGTGTGTCATATACGCCTACAACAGTAAGCGGTTCAACATTGTATTGGCGCTATGACATCATTACTAGTCAGTCTTCTATTATGTCTAGTCAATGTGTTATTGAATATGACGGTATTTATTTCTGGGTTGGTGTTGATCGATTCTTAATGTACAACGGTGTTGTAACAGAAATACCAAACTCAATGAACTTTAACTATTTCTTTGACAATTTAAACTATGCTCAAAGGCAAAAAGTCTGGGCTAGTAAGATTCCTCGTTGGGGTGAAATTTGGTGGTTCTTTCCTAACGGTGATTCTGAAGAATGTAATGATGCGGTAGTATTTAATGTTCGTGAACAAGTCTGGTATGATGCCGGAACTGCTATTGGTGCTCGTAGATCGGCTGGTGTATTCTCTGAAGTTTTCCGTTTTCCTGTCTGGGCAGGAACAGAACAAAATTCAACAAATGGTTATACTTTATGGCAGCATGAAACAGGCACTGATGAAATTTATTTAAACAATGTAGATGCAATTCAAAGCTATTTTGAAACTAACAATATTGGTTGGGTAACAGGCGGCCCAGGCGTTGATGAAGCTTCAGGGCCTAATAAATGGATTCATTTAGAACGTGTTGAGCCTAACTTTAACCAATCTGAAGACATGAATATGTACATTACAGGCCCAAGTTATGCACAAGGCCCTGATGATCTTAGTGACCCATATGTATTTGCACCTGACACACTTAAAATTGATTTACGTGAACAACGACGTGAAATGAGAATTAAGTTTGAAAGCAATACAATTCGTGGCAACTATGAAATGGGTCAGATTTTACTCTCTGCAGATCTTGGAGACGAGAGAGGCACAGGCAACCCATGATAAGTTACGACCCTAGATATATGAAATGGGACAACTGGTGTGCTTTAATGGCAGAGCTATTTGCGCCTAATCAACTTGGTACATTACCTGAAGACAAATGGGTTGATTGGGCAGCAGGTCTAAACGGTATTGGTTATTTTACAGAAAACGGTGTACCTGATCCACGTGGTTTTAAAACTTGGCAAGACTGGGCAGCTGCTCTTTGTGGCATAATTAGTATTCGATAACATGGCACTTGAAACTTTAAACTCTACTGACCCGATTGCTGGACTATACGATAGTGTGTTTAAGCGTGCGCCTGATGCTGCTGGATTAGAATTTTGGAAAAATGCATATAACACAGGCACTTCACTAGAACAAATTAAAAATGCGTTTCAAAATTCACAAGAAGCACAAGCAAACCCTTATGTTAATACACTTGGTGGTACAGGCGCCAATCTTGAGCAAGGTTTTGTAAACCCAAATCGAGATAATGCTTTACCTAGTAATGTTCAAGCAACAACACAGCAAACATCACTGCCAACTGGAACAGCAGGCACAACACTTAATGCTACTCAAATGGCTTCTACGGTTCCAGATCCAAATGAGGCAGCTATTACAAGTTTGTACGATAGTGTGCTTAAACGAACACCGGATGCTTCTGGTTTAGCATTTTGGACACAAGCAGCAAAAAATGGAATGTCTTTAGCTGACATTAAATCGTCTATTGCGGCTTCACAAGAAGGCACAGCAACAACTGCAGTTAATAACCTTTACACAAACTATACTGGAACAGCACCAACTGCAACTCAGTTAAATGATGCAAAGACACAGCTTAGTTCTGGCAAGACGGTAGATGATGTAACAAAGAGCTTATTAGCTACTCCGACTACTAAGACTTCTATTGAAAAATTAATTACTCAGATGTATGATGATCGTCTAGGTCGAGTACCTGATGCAAATGGGTTATCGTTCTGGTCTTCTAAAGTGCTTAACGGTCAAATGACATTAGCGGATGTTGCTAAACAAATTGGTACCTCATCAGAAGGATCAACAGCCGCTTCAGTTGCTAATATTTTCCAGCAATATACCGGAAAACTCCCTACGCCACAAGAATTAGCAGATGCTCAAGCTTTGTTAAGATCTGGTAAAACAATAGATGACGTAACAAAAAACTTAGCAGCTAATGTAGCTAATAAGCCTGCTGTTGAAAAACTAGTTTCTCAGATATATACAGACCGTTTAGGTCATTCGCCTGATGCAAGTGGTTTAGCTTTTTGGACTTCCAAAATAACCGCTGGAACAATGACATTAGCTGATGTTGCTAAACAGATTGGCGGGTCAACCGAAAGCACAGCATTCCAAAATGATCCTGTTATAAAGCTCTATCAGCAATATGTAGGTCGTACACCTTCGTTAGCAGAGTCTGATTTTTGGAGAACACAACTGTCTAAAGGCATACCTCCAGCAGAGATTGCTAAAGGAATTGCTTTATCTGATGAAGGCATTAAATATTCAACAACTAATTTAAAAGCAATTTTAACAGCACAAATAGGTGCTGATTTTGTTAACAGTTTAACTCCATCACAAATTACGCAATATGCTACTTTGCTTGCAGACCCTAGTTTAACTACTCGAGCACCAAAGTTGTCACAAGATCAATTTGACTCTAATTACTATTTAGCTCAAAACCCCGATGTTGTTAGAAATGGTTTTGACCCTTATACGCATTACAAACAGTTCGGATATAATGAAGGCCGCGCCGGTAGTGCAACTGATAAAATTCAAATAGCCAAAACTAATGACGACAAGATAAGAGATATTTATGGTCAAATGGCAAAAGACCCAGTGCTTGGTGAAAAGATAAAAGCAAGCAGTCCACTTTTATATGAGGCAGTAACGCCATTAACTGACATTGGTGGTAAGTTGATTAATGGAACGCTTAATTATAACTATGGCTCATACAATGATTTACCTATTTTAAATGCAAATGTTGCACTTGCTGCTGTAGGCGATGGCAATGTAATGACTAACTTTTCTCATAAGCGTGGCCATATTACCGATAATCTTGGGTGGCAAGGAACTGGATATAGTGGGAAAATTTTACGAGGCGCTGACGCTGTTGGTGTAACTGTTAATCTTGATGAAGACGGTAATGTCGGTAGTTATTCCGGGTTAAACGAAGCCGCTGATTTGCTTGGAATTGACAAGAATCAATTTAAAGATAAACAAGTTCCACTTTTAACTAAAGATGTAAGAGATAGTGACGGCAATGTAGTATCAATAGCTGGCCAACCGGTTTATAAAACAGATGGAAACGGCGACTACCTATATGATGATAAGGGTCAGCTAATACCAAAAATGCGTACAATAACCGCAGAGTCACAGCTTTACGACGCCGTTGATAAAGCGTCAAAAAGCATTTGGTCTGTAACACTTAACTCACTTGAACCTGGCCAAGCAGTTGAAAAAGGTTCAAGAAGCTTCCAAACTGCACTATATAGACAAGAAGGCGATAAGTTATTAGCTATTTCTAAGGCTGTGTCACACGGCGGTGTGTATAACATGGATATATACACTGGCGGTAGCGGATTTAACTTTGGTCGTGATATAGCACCAGGCCTTGTTTTTGTCGGAACAGCTGCATTAACCATGGCTACACTAGGAGGTTCAGCTCCATTAACAGCAATTGGTGCAGGTGTAGGCTTAACTGGCTCAGCAGCCACCATTGCCGGTGGCGTTATTGTTGGTGCAACCATGGGAGGTCTAAATGCATCAGCATCTGGCCAAGACCCAGGCAAAGGCATATTAACTGGTGCTGCTATCGGCGGCATCACATCTTCGATGCAACCGCTAATGAATACAGGACCTGTAGCCGGCGTGCTTAAAGATGTTTCAGAAGCATCAGGTGGCTTTTATACTCAACAACAACTTGGAAGTATTGTTGGTACAACTTTAGCAACTACTGTAGGTAGTGCAGTTAAAGGCGCAAATGGAGATCAGATTTTTGAAGCATTTGCCACGTCTTTAGCGGCTAATGGTATTAGCCAAACTGGTGTAAGCGCCATTACTTCTGCATTAAAAGATGTTGTATCTCCAGACACAATGGCTAAGATTGCACGAGCTACACAAATTGCTGGAAGCACTGTAGCAACATCTGCATTAAGCGGTAAGAACCAAGAGCAGATTTTTAATAATTTAATTAGTCAGTTTGCTGACCCAACTAAAGCAATTGGCACCATAGGCAGTGTTGTAACAGCAAAAGATACGACAGGTGGCGGTACAACTACGACAGGTGGCGGTACAACTACGACAGGCGGTGATACAACTACATCTACTGCAAACGACACTAAAATAAATGATATTGCTTCAAATTTTGGTATATCTGCAAATGATTTAAAGTCAATTTTATCTGATGCCCCAGATGTTGCTGACAAGTTATTTGGCACTGGAACTCAAGTTGCAGATATTTCAGGAACAATGCCTTTTGGCAAAAGTAATGTGCCAGGCACTGAAGGCTATGACCCAAAACAGCCTACTATTGATTTACCTAAAGTAGCAACTGACTTAAAAGCTAGTCTAGATAATGTTCCAGCTACTGATTTGTCGCAAGGATTAAATGTTAATGCAACACACTTTACGCCTACATTAACATTACAAGATTACACAAATGACAAGAAAACATTACAAGACCAATATGATAAAAAAGAAATAACAGAAGAGCAATTTAAAAAAGATAATGCAGCATTAGACAAAGATTTTAATAATCAAACTCAAAACTTAACTCAAGCATTAAATCTTCTTAACACTCTTATTAGTAAGGGTATGGATGCTAATACTGCATTAACAAAGTCTGCAGTTGCAACTAATTTAAACAAACTAGACTTAGCCAGCGTAATTACAGGCAAAACAAACACTAATACACAAGTCACAGGAACTGGTACTAACACAACTAGTACTGTTACAACTAGTACTGTTACAACAGGTACAGGAACAGGCACTAACCTAACAGGAACAGGCACTAACCTAACAGGAACAGGTACTAACCTAACAGGAACAGGCACTAACCTAACAGGAACAGGCACTAACCTAACAGGAACAGGCACTAACCTAACAGGAACAGGCACTAACCTAACAGGAACAGGCACTAACCTAACAGGAACA